GAATGTCGCGCCAGCTACAAATCAAAAATTGCAGGTAAACGTTGCCAGCAATGTTAACCTCTCAGTTAGTCATAACAGCGGCGCGGTTCGATTAAACGCTGTTAACAACGCAGCGGGGGCGAATGTGCCGATGGAATTGACTGCGTCTAGCTATAATTTTCTGTCTGGCAAAGCGACCTTCAGCAACGGCATCGTCGAAACTGGCGGCGTTCTAAAGTCCAATCTGCTCACAAATTCTGGTCTATCAGTTTGGTCGAATGGGACGATTGAAAATGTTACCGGAACCGAGTTAATTCCCGACAACTCATTCGCCTCCGACTCGGGTTGGACGAAGCAGACCGGCTGGACAATCAGTGGAGGCAATGCGGTCGCCACAAATGCGGCTCAAGGCGCACAAATTTATCGAACAATCACCGGCTTGACGGTTGGCAAACTTTACAAGATGTCGTTCACGGTCAACGGGTTTACCGATGGTAGCGTTAACGGTTACTTTGCCGAATCTGGAACGGTAACCACGCCAAAATATACGAACACGCTAACGGGAACAGGCACAGCTACCGTTGTTGGCGAAGCAACCGCCACAAGCCAATTCGTTTCAATTTACATACAAACCGCTAATTCAGATTTAACCGTCAGTGAAATAACACTGAAAGAAGTCACGCCGGGATGCGTTGCCGCTGATTTTCTGGCTATGGACGGTTGGGTGAAAGATACGACGCTCGACATAAGACGAGTGCATTCCGACGGCGGCGTGAAGACGCAAGACGGTGCTTTCTATTCGTGTGAATGCACACCGTCTGCTGTAAACGATTTTCTTTATTGGCCGAAGGGCAATTATAGCAATAAAGAACATTACGAACGCTTTGCTGGTCGCAGTGTTACGTTTGGCGCGTGGGTTAAAACCGATGAGTCAAGCCACGCTTATTTGCGAATACAAAGCGGAGCAACGGCGTCGTCTAGTTATCACACTGGAGGCAATACGTGGGAGTGGCTCGAAGTGAGCCAAACAGTTGGCGCATCGCCCGGTTTTTTCTACATCGAATTTATGCTAGCGAAGGCAAGCGGCGTTGCCTACCTCAGTCAACCGATGCTTGTTTTTGGAAACGCGATAGGCACAGGCAATTATTCCGCACCGCCGGGAGAGGTTGTTTGGTGCGAAAACGAAGTATCTTCAAATCTGTTGAACAATACGACAGGTCATAGCGATGTTTCGTGGACGGCGTTAAACGTTGAGGCAGACAGCAATGGACGCATTCCTAAAGGTGCGAAAGCCGTAGCGATGCAAATTCGGCTTAATGACTCTGCCAGTTCGAGCGGGAGCGAGGCGAATGTTCAGCTTGGGGCATACGCCGATGGTAATAACCGGCAATGGTCAGCGGATATTTTAGGCATCGCAGACGACAAGGCGCAGCGAAGAAACGGCTGGATACCGTGCAACTCCAGCGGCGACCCCGATTACCAAATAGCTGCATCCGGAAGCGCAACCCTAGACATCCCGCTGGCGCACTACTACGGGGTCGAATTACGATAGAACAATGGCAATTACAATCAACAGCACTCGCGAGAACGAAGATGACCAAACGGTCTACTTCTCGATTGATTACGACGGCACAAAGAAGTGGCACGGCGACATTCCAAAAGATGCCGACCCACAAGCGTATCTCGACGCGAAAGAAGACACGCTAAAAGTTGAGATTCTACGCAAGCAATATCCCAGCGCGGATGTGCCAGCATTGGAGGGCAAGACCGAGCTTGAATCTTTTGAGGCGTGGATTGCTGGCGGTTGCAAAAATGGTGCAATCACCGAGGAACGAGTTACCCAAGCAGCAATTGAGGCGCAAGATGCCGTTATGGGAACGCGCACCAAGATGACCGAGGAAACAGCAGAAGTTACCAAGACTGTCATTGAGGAAATTGACGGCAAGATGGTGCAGCGTGAAGTTAAAGAAACTGTCACTAAAAACGTGCCGGTAACAAAAGAAGTGCCGCTATTCAACGAAGCTGGCAAGGAAATCGGAACGCACACCGTTAATGAAACAGAAGAATATGAAGTCACTCCGGCTGTTGAAGCGGTTGAAGAAGTCAAAGAAACCGTGACGGTCCGAGAAGAGCAGACGATTTCCAAACAACCTTGGAAAGATACAGCAGAATAATTTGGAACAATGATTGAAGTTAATACAAAACCAAAAGAAGGCTTAAACGTCTCGAAAATAGCTATCAGCTTGAACAGCGCAGCAGAGTTCTCGATGCAATTCAACGTAGTCGGGTGGGGCAAGTTCACCAACGCAGAAGGCCAAGAGGTGTGGGGTAGCACACCGCTCGTATCGACGCTGCTTCGGGTTGACGGAGATGCTTGGACTAACTGGACACCCGATGCTGCTGCGAGTGATGCAGACTATATTGCTGGACTAGCCCTAGCTCAACTCGGTTTAGAAAAAGACGACACGGTTGTTGCTGCTGAAGCACCTACTAACGATGAATGACCAATCTCCTAGACCAAGCAAACATTGAACGATTAGCGGAGCAAGCAGTTGGTCACTATGGCTGGCTGCTGCTCGCTGCGTTTGCTGCGTTGATGGGGAAAGATGTTCTGGTTAATTTCGTACAAGGTTTATTAGTTTATTGGGGTAGCGATTTTGATAACGATGAGATACTTTACATTAGCGGAAGGCAAGCACGGGTTATACGACTTGGGCTTACGTCTACAACCTTCTTTATGACTGACAGGGAAACCAAGATGATTGTTCCCAACTGCCAACTGAAACAACTTACTGTAGAGAAGAAGCTACCGCATAATGGTGGTGAGTGTTACTTGCCGAAAGGTTCAGAGTTAAATCCAATGCGTGTTGAGATTACAAAGAAATGAAAAAGTTTTTATTAACGTTGTCGATAGTTTTGTTTGGTGTGGGTTGCAAATCACTTCCCGGTAATTTAGAGATAGATACGCCTTTCTTCGACATAGAATATCAAGGCACTAAAACTGAATGAATTTCGATGACATTAAAGTTACAATCGCAAGTGCGACTGGCCTCGGAAGCTGGCTTGTCACGATGGATAATTTTTTAAAGGTCGGTATAAGTCTTTTGTCTTTATTGTATATAGGAGTTAAACTAAAACAACTGTTAGAAAGGAAACATAAGTAATGCCACACGGAGAAGGAACATACGGAAGTAATGTGGGTAGGCCGCCTAAGAAGGGACGAGCTGCTAACGCTGCTGCAAGGCGTCAGAAGAAAAAACAGCAGAAGTCTAAAAAATCTAGGAGATAGTTTTATCATGTTAAAAAGTAAAACATTATGGGCAGGAGTTGCCGGTGTGGTAAGCGCACTTAGTGGTTATCTTACAGGTGAACTGGAACTCGGTGCAGCGTTGAATGTTGGTATCACTGCGATACTTGCAATCTTTGTGCGCCACGGTGTAAGCAAAGTTGAAAAGAAAGTAGAGGGTTAAGTTATGGCATACGGTAGACGAAAAAAGGGCGGTCAAAAGCTTTCAGATCTTTCTAAAAGACGTAGGCAAACGGCAGCTAAAAGCAAAGCGGGTAAACTAAAGCCGATGGTTATTGAGCCATCGTTGAGTAAGTTGCGTGTCAGCAAAGGCCAAGCAAAAGGCAAGGGTGGTAGCGCGTTGAAAGCTTTGTCTAAGACTAAGGCTGCTGCAAAGAAGGCTGTATCAAAGCCGATGGCAAAAACCAGAAGCCAAGCTGCACGTAATGTAGCTGCTGGCTCTAAGGCACGTACACCATCTGCTGCAACACGCCGTCAAGCTAGAGCTAACATAGCACGTGCGGATAAGAATACTAAGAACAGGCAAGAACTTGCAGCGCTGAAAAAAGCAGGCAACAAAGGATCTTGGACAGATTTCATTCCGCAAATGAGTGTGAAAGGCGCTGAAAAAGCTGGTAGTGGTCTTAGGCTAGGTGGTGAAGTTGGTTTAACTCTTGCTGCTTTAGCTGGTTCTGGAGGCACTGCTGCTCCTGCGGTAGTGGGAACACGTGGAGGTCAGGCGGTTTTAAGTGTCTTAAATAAGGCTAAAAAACTTCTCAAAGGAAAACCTAAAGCAAAACCTTCTACCGCAACAACGTCAGCTAGACCGTCAGCTAGACCGTCAGGTACACCTCGTAAGCCTTCTGGCCCCGGTAGTAGAACGCCTAAGAAGCCGACTGGCCCCGGTTCTCGTACGACAAGACGCAGTTCATCTGCTGAAAGCCCTAACAAAAAGGTACAACGTCAGAAGAAAAGAGAAGCTAAAAAGACAGAACGTAGAGAGCGTTTAGATAGCGGTAGTGTTCGTATGGGAATTCAAAAGCGTGGTGCTGCGTTAACTAGAGGTAGAAGAACGCAAGCACAAAAGAGGGCTGATAGACAAAGGCGTAGAAAATATAACCTGTGATAAAGCTGTTATATGTACTTGCTAAAGCTATCCCCGCCCTGCAGAAGATTCTGGATAAACTGTTCGGAGAAGGGCGGGAGCTTAGTGCATCTAAACGGCTTGAAGCGAAAGATAGCATGGTGGAAGACGCTATTGCTGACGCTCTTGCTAGTCCTAATGAGCGGGTGCGTAGCAGTGAAACTGAACAACAGCGAAAGGTTGACAAAACATCCGGGGTTCAGGAAAGCGGCTCTAGCGTCTCCAGCATTCGTAGAAGAAGCACTCAAGACGATAAACAAACTTGAGTATGAATTGGAAAGAAAGTAATGGCAACGTCTGCAATAGTTAAGGTAACACCTACGAAGACAAAAGCTGCGCTTGTGAAGCGCGACAAAGCTGCTGTCACAGCACTGGTTAAGAGATGAGTGTAGAATACATATTAGATCGTTTCGGTAAAAAGGTTGGTATGCTTCCTAGCGATACCAGCCAACGTGCTTTGTTGCTAGACTATCTTAACGAAGCGGCGCAAGAACTTTACGAACAGTCTGACATGCCCGGTTCCTTGGAGGAAGCTGAGTTCTATGTGCAGGGTGACAAGACTGTCGCTATGCCAGCAGACGTATATGCCATACGTTCTGTACGTGAAAAAAGTGGACGGAACGAAGAATGGGAAACAGAGTCATTGTCAGCACGTTATCGTGAAAACAACTGGGAAACAAATCACGCTAAATTTCGCATTAAAGGCTATAGCCCTTTAAAGGTATCGTTGCCTACGTCTATAACTGATGCAGCGAACAGTACAGATAAACTTGTTGTTCGCGCTTACGGTATTACAACAACCGATGATGATTACGAGGTTGTTGTTAAGACTCCGTACAGTGAAGCTTTGCTTGTAAGCGTGGCTGGCCCTGCTGTAGCAGACGCAACGGCATCAACAAACGTTACATTAGCACCCAGCAACAACGTAACTGTTAAAGACATTATCAGCTTTGCCCGTACGAATAAACCTACAGCTACTGTAGGTGTGGTACAGTTGATTGACTACGCAGATAACAATATAGTTT